TACACAAACCGTGCCAGCTATTTCTGTACCTGATGACCATACTTGGAAATTGTTAGGTTGTGAATCTGATTTAACAAATATAAGAATATGGAGCCAACCTATTGAAGAAGATTTACAAGAATTAATTTTAAGCCAATATGTTGTAAAAGATTCTCACTTAGCTTTATTATTAGATAATGCTTCTCCTGAATTATTATTACCAACAGTTAGTAACCCAAGATAACTTGGAATATATATTATAAATTTAAGGCAAAATGAAAGAATCATCGAAAGGAAAATTTCGTGACAGTTTAGGAGATTTGTTAAATGATCTACCAGATGAAGTGGAAGGTTTAAGTAATAATTCTGAAGTACTCCAACCAGTAAGAATAGAAAGCAATCAAGGTGCGCAATTAGTTAAAGCTAAAAACAAAGCCGAAAAGGTAATGAATAGCTTATTAACTTTTTATTTAAGTGAAGAGATAATTGCTGAACATGAATATATTAGGGCTAAGGCTCAATTAGATGAATCTGCACTATCTATGCTAATAAGACAAATGCAAAATAGTGAAACTGCTATTACTTTATTAATGGAGACTATTCATGAGGGTGATGTATCCCCAAGAATGTTTGAGGTACTTAGTGATTTACAAAGAACTCTATTAGATATTATTAAAAGCCAAACAATGTATATGGTCGCAATCGAGGAGAATGCTAAAAAAATCTCTCGTGATGTAGACGTTTATCATAATAATGAAAGTTCAACATCCAATAAACAAAGTGGTATTAAATCTAGGGGAACAAAGGATTTAATGAGAGCTTTACAAGATACAATTAAAGAAGAAGATATACAAGATGTCGATGGAAATGAAAATGAAGAATGATTACTTGTTAATTCAAGAAATTGAACAACAGGAAACTAAAACAGAGTCAGGGCTTATAATACCGATAGAAAAGCATAATCGCCAAGCAAAGATTATTAATGCTGGTAATACCGAGTATTTAAAAGATGGTGATGTTATATTAAAAAATATGGGCAAAGGTACAATGTTAACTTTAAATGATATTGAATTTGAAGTAATACACATTAATCAAATAATTGCTATAATAGAAGACAATGGCTAAACCGCAAGCAGAATCAGCAGGATTTGAACTTAAGATATCGAAAGGTGCTGAGTCTTTTGCATGGACTTCTAAGAAAGTTGAACAATTAATGCTAGCAATTGATGAAGGTTATAAACCAAAGTCTACACCTTTTTATGAAGGTAATCCTAATTTAAGAAAGGGTAATATTGTATTTAATTATTCTGATGAAGAAATAAGAGAAATTAAAAAGTGTGCAAAAGATATTGTATACTTTGCAAATACTTATTGTACTGTAATGACTGATGAAGGTTTACAGACAATTAATTTAAGACCTTATCAAGAAAATATGTTAAGGCAATTTCAAGCAGAAAGATTTAATATATGTTTAGCAAGTAGGCAGGTTGGTAAAACAATATGTTCTTCTATTTTTATTGCGTGGTATTCTGTATTTAACTTTGATAAAAATTCGCTAATACTTTCAAATAAGGGTGCTACAACAAGAGAAATTATTGATAAAGGTAAAACTATATTAGAACACTTACCGTTCTTTATCAAGCCCGGTACTCTTAAATGGGATGTGTTTAATTCAAAGTTTGATAACGGTTGTAGAATAATTGGCCAGACAACTACAAAGAAAGCAGCTATTGGTTTTACTATTCATTTATTATTTATGGATGAGTTTGCGCATATACCTGCAAATTTTGTAAATACCTTTTATGAAAATGTATACCCAACAGTATCTGCATCAGCAAACTCTAAAGTAATTATAACAAGTACGCCTAATGGCTTTAATAAATTCTATGACATATATAATGCTGCTGATAAAGGTTTGAGCGAATATATTCCATTTCGAGTTGATTGGTGGGATGTACCAGGCCGAGATGATAAGTGGATGAGACAAGAGGTTGCAAACCTAGGAAGTGATGAAGCTTTTAATAGACAATACGGAAACCAATTTATAGCAGGTTCTTCATTACTATTAGGCGCAGCTAGTTTACAAAAGCTTACTGAAAATCAAATAGAATTTAAACACAAGGAAATACCGGAATTTGATGATGCCGAAATAGATTATTCTGGTTTATTATGGCAGCCGGGATTTAATTTAGATGAGATAGAAGAAGATTATAATTATTGGGTATTTTCTGTGGATATTGCTGAAGGCGTAGGTGGAGACTATTCTGTTATTAATATTTTTCAGATTAAGATGCTAGATGAAAAGGATTGGAAGGGCGTAACAACACCAGGTAGTTTTGTTGACTTTTTCGGTATTAGGCAAGTTGGAAGATTTAGGAGCAATTCTCATACTATAGAGGAATTCGCAAAAACACTATACATTTTAGCATTTGATCTATTTCATTCAGAAAATGTAAAACTAATTATAGAATGGAATATGTTTGGTGGTGAATTAATAAAAAGAATGGAAACAGTATTTCCACAGAGGAATGAATTTGATGAAGAAAGTATAGTTAAATTTAAACACCGTGTTGATGCCAAGACTAAACAATTTGGTCTTAAGGTGAAAAAAGACAACAAGCCAATCTTTTGCCAAAACTTTAAAAAATATATTTCACAAAACAAAATTAGTATATTTGATAAAGATACAGTAAAAGAATCTTCCACCTTTGGTAAACTTCCAAATGGATCATATGCAGGCCAATTAGGTAATGATGATTTGATTATGACTTGTATAAATAGTTCTGAGTTCTTTACTACTTTAGATTTTTCTGATTTTGTCGAAGAGATATATGATGAGATAGATCCTTCAATTCAAAATAAGATAGAAGAAATTTTAGAAAAAGATTCAAAGGGTGGGAATCTAAATTTTGATATCTATGACTTAGTATAAAAAGTAGTTACTTGGTAGATATATAAAAAAACTAATAAACAAAAAAAATATAATATAAGATGGCACTAGATCCAAAAATAGCTTCTCTTAAGGCTGCAGGAACGTATAGGTTTGAATTTGATAAAAGTCAAGTCGTAAGTATTCCTGCTAATCAAACTCGATTGGTGGTCGGTTTTTCTAAGACAGGCCCATTCAATACACCCGTCTTTGTTCCCGATACAAGCTTCTTTAAGCAAGTATACGGTGATATAGATAGAAACTTAGAAAGAAAAGATTCTTTTTTCCATAGAAGCTGTTTATCGGCATTGGAAAGAGGACCTATTCTTGCTCTTAATTTACTTAGCTTAGATGCTAACGATAAAGTTAATGCAGTTAGGTTTGGTACATCATCAACACCAGACGTGCAAGCAAATGCAGGAGTAGACTATGAATACGCAAAATTTTATAACAGAGATAAATTTTGGTTTCCATCAACTGACGACTTTTTAACTAACGTTGGAGCCAATACAACTGTATTAGGTACAGCTAAAGTTAATGATTTATTAGACGTTGTTAACTTAGGACAAAATCCTATATCTGTAATTGCTAAAAAATCTGCTGCAGGAAATGTATTACCTTACCAAGTAACAGTTGAAGAATGGTATGGTGCTGCAAATGTACCTGGTTATTTAGATAAAGACAGTTTAATATCTGACTTTTTTGTAGATATCTTTGTAATACAAGGAAACTTTGGTGGAGAATTTGATACGGTTACACCTTATTCAAGGTTTAATGCTGATCCAACATTTCAACAGTATTTTGATTCAACACAAGGATTAAAAAGAAAGAAATTTCCAACAGATTCTAATGATACTATGTTACAAGAATTCTTTAATGAATCTGAAGTATCTTTACAAGCAACTTATACCGCATGTTTACTTCCTGATTTTGTAGATTTATTAGGTAACAACCTTTTCGTTGAAAAAGTTGTTAATGCTGATACTGCAACGACAGGATTATTTGTTACTGTAAATGAAGATTTATTTGATGGAGACATATTAATAGATGGTGTATCTGGAGGAATTGATATGATAGGACACAATATTGAATATACTCAAGCTACTTCAATCCAAGATGATGTTAACTTCTTATCTTACGGAGGATCAATTGTTTCTGATTTATCTTATGCAAGAAATATTGAACTAGGAACTGTTGTAAATAATTCAACAAGTACAATAACTACTTCGGCCCCATCAAGTGAAGGTATACAAATACAAATTGTAAATGCTAATGCTACTAAAGATGCAATATGGAATGCATTTTCAGGTATGACTGCAAATACAACAACTGTAGTAGGATCATTTATATTTGATCCTGTAGCATTGGAATATGTACCAGTAACATCTGTACAAACTGTAGGTAATACGGTTACAGTATCATTATCAGACGTAGGAACTCCGGTTGTGGCTAACTTCCCAACAGGTGCTGCTGCAAGTTATACTTATATTGATGAAACAGATTTGGATTTTGTAGCGGATGAATTTCCACAAGCTAATACAATTGCTGGAATCATAGGTGGTTATGGATCAACATTACAAGCACAATTTGCTAACGGTACTTTAACCGATGGTGATGAAGCAGTTTATAAAGATTCATTAGGTACTTATACTTCTTACTTAGTAATGAATGCTATAGAATATGGATTTATTCATACAGGTGGACCGACTACAACTGCAAATACAATTGCAATCTCGGATTCAGATTATTTCTTACCATCGGTTAGAATAACTCCTTATCAATCAGATTCATTCGCTGTCTTAACACCGCATGACGAATTTACAATCGATGCTTTAGGACAATTCCTTAAATCAGATGGTACTACATTATGGCCAGTAAATACATTAGGTGTACAAACACTGAAAGGTGCTCTTAACCTTACTGTAGATATTAAAGGTGATTCATTAAATGAACCAACATTAAAACCAAATGAAATACTGATAGCTGACAATTCACCAGAAATAGCTGACATAATTGTAGGAAACTATTTAGTACATTTTGAAGGATCTGTTACTATACCACATTCAAGGTTAACAAGGATTAATATTGTAGAAGGTGGATTAACTGCATCAGAATATCCAATTTTATCTAGTTTACCTGCAGGTGTAAAAGGTGTTAAAGTAACATGCCAATCTGAAGTAAGCGTAACTACAATAGGTGGCGCTGGAGGACAAAAAACAGTAGAGGTTTATTATCCGATTGATTCTTGGGTAGATTACCTTAACGTATTTGAATTACCTGGATTTGCATTAGATTCAACTAAACATGTACCAGATGGAACAAATTCTAGACAGAATAAATGTTTAAGTCCTATATTAGGAGGAACTAATTTATATAAAGCTCTAACTGACAGAGAAACAATTAACTTCCGTTATGTAGTAGATACTTATGGAAATGGAATTGAAGCAAATTGTAAAGCTATTTATACAAATTTATGTATGGGTAGAAAAAATGCATTTGCTATTGTAAACGCTCCATCTGCTAAAGACTTTAAGAAAAATACTAATCCAAGCTTTACTGATGCAACTGGTGGTTTATCCTCTAAGTTTATCGCGGAAGGTGGAAATCTTGCATTAAATCCAACTATTAGGTTCTCGTTACCTGCTGCAACAAGTGGTGGATCTTGGGGAGGATATTATTATCCATTCTTAACTGTTAGAGATTTAGGAAAGAACATAAGTGTTCCTCCTGCTGCAAATGTATCTAATAACTTTATTCTTAAATATGAAAACGCATTACCTTGGTCAATCGTAGCAGGTGTAAGGCGTGGTGTAATAGGTGGAAATGGAGTTGTAGGATTAGAACTTAATCTTGACCAAGAAGATCGTTTCTTCTTAGAGCCATTTGGAATTAATCCAATTGTATTCCAAAGTGGAACAGGACCAACTATATTTGCAAATAAAACTGCACAACAGGTTCCAAAATCTGCTTTAAGTTCAATTAATGTTAGAGAGGTTGTAATTTATATCCAAGACGGTATTGAAGCAATTCTTAAAAACTACTTATTTGAATTTAATACAGCGCAAACAAGATTAGAAATTAAAACGCTAGCTGACAACTTCTTATCAACTGTTCAAAACGATGATGGTGTTTATGATTATAGAAATATAATGGATGAAACTAATAACACACCTGAAGTTATTGATCAAAATGTAGGTATCCTAGATACATTCATTGAACCAGTAAGAGGAATGGAAATTCTTGTACAAAGAACAACTATTTTAAGAACTGGTGCAATTAGTACTGGAAACTTCCAATAAGAAGGTAAAGAAGACGAATATATAAAAAAACAAATAAAATATGCCACTACCACATTATACCCAATCAAGGGCCAGTAGCCAAAGGTACGAACCTATTCAGCCTAACCTATTTGAGGTGACTGTATTTTCACCATTAGGGGATGATACGGGTTTAATCTTAGAGCAAGTAAAAACCATTGGAGGATTAAATAACTTAAATCCATCAATTGATGCTATAAATCAAAAATATAAGTTTGCTGATAGATCCTTTGCAGGAATGCCAGGCCAAACGTTTGTTGATTTAACGCTTAACTTCAGTCTTAACTTGAATGAAGCTAATGAAAACTATATCTACAATACTTTCCGTAATTGGAATAATTTAATCTATGATCCATTAACTGGAGAAATGGGATTAAAGAAAGATTATGTAGGAAGTATGATTGTAGTTCAATATAATAGAGCAGGGGATATCTTCAGAAAGATTACATTTAAAGATGTATTCCCAACAGGACAACCTGATTTTATAGATGAATTGAGTTATGAAGTCCAAGATGCAGCTGAATTAACAATGACTTATCGTTGTGATCACTGGGTTGAGGAAAACGTAGGAGCATAAATTAAATATTAAACTGGGAATATTAAAGTATTCCCAGTTTTTTTGCCTTCTCCTTAATATATAATATAAAATATATAATATAGAAAAATGATAATCTATAAATTACAACAACAAAAAACAAACAAAGTTTATGTAGGGTATTCTGTAAATGATAATCCAAATAACTTTGGAACAGGAAAATACATTAAAAGAGCAGTTAAAGATTTTGGAACAACTGCATTTAAAAGAGAAGTTTTAGAAGTTTTTAATAATGACGAATCTTTAAGTGATGTTTTAAAAAGAGTCGAGTATTGGATTAGTAAATTTAAATCTGATAATTCTAAATATGGTTTTAATGAAACTGTACAAGAACTCATTCCACAAAGAAAAAGGCTTACTAAAAAATTACAAGTTTTATTGACACCTGAGGACGAAGATAGTCTAAATACAATAATTATACAAAAATCAATGGAAACTGGTATAAAACCTGTAGCTATTTCTAGATATGTAAGACAATTAATAGTCGAACATATTGTTGATGAAACTAAAATTGAAAAACAATTAATAAAAAACAATTAAAAATGTCAAAAGAGCACGAAGAAAATATTAAAAAGGAATTTGCTGCTGCTGAAGGTATTGCAGTAGAAGCTACAGAAACCCCTAACGAAGTAATTAAAGAATTAGGAAAGGTTGATGTTAGTAGGCAAATGGATCATACTTCCCCTGATGATCCAGAAATAAAAAGATTAAATGCATTAGTAGGATATACTAGATTAAATCTTAATACATTTCCATCTAAAGGTAAATTTTATAGGGATGATTTTGAAATTCATATTAGAGCTGCAAAGGTTGCTGAAATTAGAAACTTTTCTACTATTGATGAAGAAAACCTTAGGGATGTAGATGAAGGCTTAAATAATATTATAGTATCATGCTGTAAGGTACAATATGGAAACCAAAGAGGTTCTTATAAAGATATTCTTGAAGAAGATCGTATTTATTTAATTTTATCAATCCGAGAATTGACATTTAAAACAGGTGAGCAAGCACTAATGATGCCTGTTGGTAAAAAATCATGTAAAACTTCGAGTTGTAAATCACAAGAGTCTGTAGAGTTAAGAACTAATAATTTACAATTTAATTCCATTGTTGAAAAATTTGAAAAGTATTATGATGAAGGCAATAGGTGTTACTCTATTGCAACTAAAAATTATGGCGTTATTCCAATGGCACCGCCTACTATCGGGGTTATGAGGTGTATAACTGAGTATATCAGAGATAGAGAGGAGAAAAATCAAAACTGGGATAAATCTACATTAGCAGTGTTGCCTTATCTACAGAGAGAATGGCGCGGTTGGAGCGAAAAGGATATTTTTGCTAAGATTACATCATTTCAAGGCTGGGATGCTACTAAATATGCAATTGTATATAGATTAGCTGAAGAGATGAAAATAGGTGTAAAACCGGAAATGAACTTTCCATGTAAAAGCTGCGGTGAGGGGGTCACCGTTCCGCTAACGTTTCCCGGCGGTATCAAGGCTCTTTTTCTTATTCCAGATATCTCTTCTGAACTTTTATAAGGTTAGAGTATTATTATTAGAAAAGTTGCATCTTCAGCCGTCTGAACTGGATTTGCTTCCTTTCTATGAATATGAATTTACATTACAAATCTATAATGATTTGTTGAAAGAGCGTAATAAGCAAGAACAACAAAATACTAAAGACACTGAAGATAAATACAATATGGATGGGATGGCTAGAAAGTTTAAGACACCAACACTACCAAAAATCTCCATGCCTAAATTGTAAAAATAAAAATCTAAATGGCTGCTGTAACTTTAGCAAATTTAATGGATCCTTTATCTAAGATAGCTGCCGCTACTGAGGCTTCTGCTGAAACTCTTGGTGCAATAGTATCTGCACAAGATGCACAACTGCAGGCTGAAGTTGCATTAATAACAAGATTGGATAGACTTATTCAAGTACAAGAAAAAGCTGACTCATTAGGTGCTGGGGATCTTTTGTTAGCACGCGAAATGAAAAGGCAAACTTCTCTACTGAAAAAAATTGCAGGGGCGAAAGCAGGCGGTGATGCTGCGGGTGCAATTGGGGATGGAGGAAAGAAATTAAAAGAAGGTGCAATGGCGTTAAAGGCGCTAGGTGCTGGTGCTGGTACATTAGCAAAAGGTTTAATTGTATTTAATTTTGTTCCTAAAGGAGGAATTACTAAGTTTAAAGATACTGTCAAGGATTTATTTGACATGATGACTCAGTATAAGACAAAGGAACTAAAGGAAGGTGCTGAAGCATTTGCACTAATGGCTAATTCTATTGGTAAATTCGCAGTCGGTTTAGTAAAGGCTGCGTTATTATTGCCAATAGGTTTACTTGGTATAAAACTATTAGGAATTGTTCTTAAAGCAGCAACCCCTATATTTAAAAAATTAGGTAAAGAATCCAAAGATATTAATAAAGGTGCTAAAGCATTAGATTTAATGGGAACAGGCTTGTTATCATTTGCAAAAGGATTAGCTTTAGCAGGAATAGTATCTGTGGTGGGATTAATCGCAGTACCATTTTTAATACTCAGTATAGCTCTAATTGGGGCAGCATTCTTCTTATTAGGAAAAATAGCAACCCCTATTAATAGAGGATCTAGGGCATTAGATAACATGGGTGATGCATTAAAATCTTTTGCACTCGGTTTAGCAGGGTTTGCCTTAGTTACTTTCTTTATATTAATGAAACCTATTATATTAGTTGGTATGGTAGCTTCCTTAGTTTTAATAGGTGGTGCTGTAGCTATATTAGGTAAAATGTCAAAGCAAATTCGTAAAGGAACTGCAACACTTGCATTAATGGGATTAGGTATTGCGTTATTTGGTTTAGGTTATGCAATCTTTGCATCACAATTTCCAGAAAATGTAGGTTTAATGGATATAGTAGTACAGGCGGCCGCTATAGCTCTAATAGGTGGAGCTGTTGCTTTAGTTGGTAAGTTTGGTCTAAAGAATTCTGCAGTAGGTGCATTAGCATTAGTTATGAACGGCCTTGGTTTATTAGTATTTAATTTAGGTTATAAACCGTTTGCTGAGGCTACAAAAGGTCTTAGTATTATGGATGTTATAATACAAACTGCTGTGCTTGTTGGAGTTGGTTTAGCAGTTGCATTAGTTGGTAAGTTTGGAATAGCAAATTTAGCAATGGGAGCTGGGTCTTTTGCTCTTATTGGTATTGGTTTATTAGTATTTAATTTAGGTTATGTAGATTTTGCAGCAGCAACTAAAGGTATGACCTTAGGTGATGTAGGTATACAAGCTGCCGTATTAACAGGCGTAGGTGCTCTTATGACATTAGCTGGTATTGCGGTTGCTGCATCTGGGGGTACTGCTTTATTAGGTCCTGCTTTATTTGCAGCCGCCGGTGGTGCATTATTATTATTAGCCCCAGGTTTACAGAAAATGCGAGATCTTAAGTATACGGCTGACGATGGTAAACAATTAGCAACAACACTAGGTGTAGTATCAATGGCATTTTCTGGTGCTAAACCTGATGAAGGTTTCTTTGCATCAGTAGGTGGAATGTTTTCTCGTGCTACTGATTCGGGTGCTGGTCTAGTAGCAGCGGCTATGTATGCAGCTGCAGGTTTATCTTTAAGATCATTATCAAAAGGATTGGCTGCATTTAAATCTATAGGATTTACTGAAGATGATAGTAGAGATCTTGCAATTGCATTAGGTGCTGTTAGTACAGGTTTTGCACAAGCAGGTGGATCAGCCGAATCACCAGGTGGTTTGTTAGGTGCAGTATTTGGAAATGCATTTAGCCCTAACGCAGTAGAAAAAGGAATTGATTCTGTAATGAAATCTGGAGATGCATTAAAAAATATAGCAAAAGGATTAACTTCATTTAAAGGAATAGAAGACCCTATTGGTCTTTCAAATAAAATATCACAAGTTGTAGGATTTGTAAGTAAGGCATTTGCTTCTATTGCAGATGAAGGAACTGTTGAAGCAGGTGGGTTCTTTGGAAGTTTATTAGGGGTGAAGAAAAATAAAGTAGCTGAAGGTATTGCATCCGTGCAAGGTGCAGGTAAAGAATTAAAAGATATTGCAGATGGTTTATCAGTATTTAAAGGTATTGAAGATCCTGCGGCATTAAGTAGTAAAATTGCAAATGTAGTAGGAATGGTAGGTTCAGCCTTTGCTGCTGTTGGTGGAAAAAAAAATAAAAAGAGCGCATTATTTGGATTAGTATCGTGGGAGGAAGATGCAATAAAGGCTGGTATAAAATCTGTGTCTGGTGCTGGTAAAACTTTAGAAGAAATAGCAACTGGTCTTAAAGCCTTTAGTGGTAGCTTTGAACCTGTTGCAGTTGCAGAATCTATCGGTAAAATGCTAACTTCAATAGGAAAAGCCTTTAGTACATTATATGCAGCTAACCCAAAAATGTCTGCTGAATTAAAAGATTTTTCAACATTTATTGTAACATTAGGAGATGTAGCAGAAAAGGGATTATTAGATAAAGCAGCAGAAGGTATTTCAAAAATTGCAGATTCTATTAATAAAATAGATATTGATAAGACAGTAGCTTTCGGGGATTTATTTAAATCCAGTGCTGAGTTAAGTAGTAATAGTAAAGCATATGAAGCGTTAGCTTCAGCTGTAGCAGATATTAGAGATATATTATCAACACCATCCGGTGGAATGTCAGACGGCGAAGGAATGGGTGCTGCTGCTGGTAGCGGTGGAGTACCTAGTGTAGCAGGTGGTGGTAGTTCCTCAGATATAAAGAGAACACTAAATTCTTTAAATAGAACTATTGGAGGGTTACCTGATAGAATGGCAACAGCTATAGCAACAGCAGACATAACAGTTTCATTACCTGATTAAATTAAAAACTCATGAAATACGCAATTTTTAAAATGGATAGAGGCGATATTAAATTTCGTCTTTATGAAGAAACACCTATACAAGTTAGGAGATTTATAGAAAATGCCAATGATGGATTATTTAAAGAAATTAAATTTTACAGAGTAGAACCTAATTTTTTGATTCAAGCCAGCCCTAATGAAAAACCTGATGGAAACCCTCATAGTCTTATGTGGGATGAACTCAAACCTCCTCGTAGAACTAAAGATAATAACTTTCATGCATACGGTGTATTAAGTGCATGTAATGCAGGTGGGGCGCACTCATCAGTTGGAGCATTTTTTATTAGTCTAGGTAGATGGCGAGGTAAATCTTTAGATCCTATGTATACAACATTTGGTCATGTTGTTGAAGGTATGGAATTAATTGAACAAGTAGAATTAAATGAAGTTATTCATAATATAATTATTACAGAATCTTAAAACTATCTTTAATTTTAGCTATATAATATTTATAACAGTTAAAGTTAATTAGAATAGTATGAAGAAAAATATAGTTTGGTTTGATTTAGAAACCACAGGAATCAGCACAACAGCTGACCGTATAATTGAGATCTGTATGATTAAGACAGATTTTGATGGCAATGAGATTGAAACTTACAATCAATTAGTAAATCCAGGAAATGTAGAAATGAGAGCCGAAGCTGAAGACAAGCACGGCATATCTTTAGAGATGTTAAAGGATAAACCAACCTTTGAGATGATAGCATCTGAAATCAATGACTTTATTGGTGATAGTGACTTAGGGGGGTATAATGCCTTATTCTTTGATGTTCCTTTCTTATGTGAGGAATTTATGAGATGTGGTATTGTATTTAATCATAGAGGTAGAGCTGTAATGGATCCTTTCCTTATATACAGTAACTATGAAAAAAGAGATCTTACAAATACTTATAAAAAATTCACAGGTAAAGATTTAGAAGGTGCGCATAGAGCTGAAGCTGATGTTAGAGCTACAATGGAAATATTTCAAAAACAAAGAGAAGTATATGATATGCCACAAACTGCTGAAGAAATTGATAAAGTAGTAAATACTCGTAGAGCTGATCAGGTTGATTTAGGAGGTAAGTTAAAATTTGATGAAATTAATGGGAAGAGAACAATCGTATTTAATTTTGGAAAGAATAAAGGCAAACCGTTTAAAGAAGTTGTTGAAATGGATGGTAGGTATATTGATTGGATTATTGATAAAGGTGAATTCTCAACAGAATTAAAAGTCATATGCAAAAAACTAGTAGCAAAGTTTAAAGCAGAAGAAAATAAAAATATAGAAATGCCATATTAAACTTTCAGAAAGAGAGAAAGTTTGTTATTATTATAATATACTAAACATAAAGAAAAGATGAATAGATTAGAAGATTCAAGTTTGGCCGAAAACCTTACTTTCCATAACCACGATTTTATAGCTGCACAAGAAGATATAGAAAAAGTATGTGGTATAGTAATGTATACTGATCCTGATCCTGGTGAAGTAACTCAGAATGAATGGGAAATGCAAACTGAAGATGGGACTCCTTTTACTATTTACGACTTTAAAGAATACCGTGAATATGATAAATTTGAAAAGATTACATGGCATATAGGATCAGGCAATAGATTTGGATCAAAGAAAGGTTATGAGGAATTAAAAAGAGCATTCCATCTACATCCAAAGGTTATGTATAATATATAATAAAGTTCATTGAATTATTGGGGGTGAACGGTTTTTGACAATCTGATTGAAATAAGAACTACAGCACCGGGTGATGACCTACATCAACCTTAGCCGACAACGCTGAGTACGCAATGGCTGCCTAGTTAGGTAAGTAATGCACATCATGTTATTAGTATGCTTGTAAATAACTAAGATGTAAAAGGAAGCAGTATAGGTGTATATGGGCTAGCTATTAAAAACCACCTTAAGAGTTTTATACAGTACGCAGTTTTAGAATGTTATGCTTAAAACATTATT